TCATTATTTTCATAAAATAAACCTTGTTGCGCTACAATATTTATCCATACTTGCGTCATGTCAGCATCTTTCAGAGTCACCCATGACGTATATTCAGGCTCTGACGTTGTGCTTGTTAACGTAGCAATGCTAGTTGCTGTGCTGCTAAATGTCGCTGTTGTTAGCTCGATAACATTAGTCCCCAACCCTAGCTTGTTTGCAATAGTGTATGTGCCGTCATACCCTGTCGAACCTGTCACAATAAAATCACCGCCAATGGTTAAATTATCGTATAACTCATTACTCATTCCGCCAATTTTATCACCAACAGTTACAGGCGATGCCGAAGCCTCATAAAAGTCTATAAAGTCAGTATTAGTTATTAGTGTAAACTGATTACGCGCTTGTAATGTTTGACCATCCACGTTATTAGATTTTTTAACTAATCTTACAGGCTCACTAATACCGCCACCAATCTTTAAAAAAGGGCTGCCACTATTGGGTGAAGTAAAAGGGCTATAAAACTCAGCACTTGCGCCAGTAACATCGCTAACAAGTGAATCACCGTCTCGCACATCATCAATATCGTACCAACCGCGCCCAATGCACATATAGCTATATTCGTATTGTGTATTGTTAATGTATTTAGAGTAAACAGGCTGCAATAATGATGGATAAGAGCGCACAGTGCCGAATATATCTTCAATACGCTGCAATATGCGCGGCTCGTTTGTACGTCCCGCTAACGCATTGTTAGGGCTTTGTTGTGAGCGGTTTATGTTGTTTGGTAGTGTTGGTGTTGGTATAAGTTGTTTGGCTAGATAATCAATGCCTCGCACTGATACCGACCAAAATGGGAAGAATAAATCAAGCGCACTAGCAGGGCTGTTTAAAACAACATAATCCCCATCGGCTGCCATTAGTTTTTGCACATCTTTAGTTATATCAGTTTCTAAACTTGGTTGACCATCAAACACCACAAAATTAACTAATTTGCTTTTATTATCTAAAATCCAACGGCCAACGCTTTCGGCTTCGTAAACTGTACAGTCACTACTAAATACACCATCATAAAAACTAATTTTTACAGTCATAGCTATAATACTCAATAAGCCCGTAATCATCTGCTATCTGTGTTAACGGCTGCCATATCACCATATTACGCAAGCTATGCAACACGCCACCGTTATAATATAACCCACAATGCGTAACTTTTTTAAACTTACCAAGCAAAACCACAAAATAATCCATAGGCTTATCTTGCTTAGTAAATCCGTGTTTATTGTTATGCAATGCTAATCTAAACGCATTAGCTACATCGCGCATTGAGTCGGTTTTGGGCGTGTAATCATCAAGACTTAACCCTAACTCATTTACATAAACATCGGCTACTAACTGCCAACATGGCGGCCATTCGTAATGTTTGGCGATATAGCGTTCTATCATAAAAACCCTCTTAACATAGGGAATCTATTAAACGTATAAAGCTCGCCTGTTTTAAGCACATTAAGTTTACGCGCCACGGCTGATATAGTAGCAGTGCCTCGATTGTAATTTATTGACTCAGCTTGTAATCGCTGTACGGCTTGCGGCTCGGTTAAATCATTGGACAAATAAGCACGATAAGTAATAATGATTTTCTCTGTTGTGCCTAAAGGTATTCTGTCTAACTCTGTTCTTAGTAGGTTTTCTGCATCGGTTGTATCAATGCTAATTGTGAATTTTTGGTCTAAATTGTCGGGGCTTCCTGCCAATCCGACTTGAAAATTAGTAGAGCGCACAATAAGCGTATTACTATCTTCATCAACAACAGCACCATCCACAGGCTCACGCCATAAATGATAAGTCTGTGTTAAGTTAGAGTGAGATATACTTATCACTTCAATCATGTATTTTGTTTGTGGCGCACTAGCCAAAAACTCACGCAATGCGGCTTCTACATCTAAACTCATACTAGCACCAACGTATCTTCTAACGTAAACTCAGCAAGACGGTCTATAAGCTCACCAACGTCTCCGCTTGTTTCCCAAATAGCTAATACTGTTTCAGTGGCTTCATCATCAAAATCATACGCGCTTGAATCGGCCTCGACTTGAAAAGTCACTACAAAATTATTGCCGTCTGTTTCTGCCACATTAACCGATTGCGGTATGATGTTTACTTCATGTTGTTGTAATCCTGCGCCACTATCTAACGGCATATTAAAAGACAAAGAGCCTTTTTTAATGATGTTATAAAAAAACAGTGTCCATACTTGATAGTGGCTTGCTGTACACGCTAAAGCCACGTTAAACAATTGTACGCCTCTATCATGGCTTAACGCATAGCGATTAAATCCACCCTCAACCTCGGTACGACTTACACCACCAGCCGAACCATGACTATAGCCGCTTGGCGAAGTAACGGGGTATAAATCACGCGGTAAATTGATTGCGGTCATTTTAGCGTCTCCGCTGTAAATTATAAGACTGTTGCTGGGCGCGGCTAATCTTGCTGTTAGGGTCTCTAGTTTGTGCTGCTACTGCTTCAATCACGGTTAAAATAAGCTCACCGTCAGGCATTCTACGCTCTTCAGTGCGGTCTATTTTACCCGTGGTTTGATTAACAATCGTCACTTTAGTATCACCACCACCTAACTTATGATTAGGTGTAACATGGCCGTTGCTGCCCATCGTGATAATCTCAGCACCACGCTCGCCCACTAAGTATTGATTACCTGCTTGGACATCACCACCCATTGCTCTTGCACCGCTAACATTTTGAGCAACATCTACAACAGCAATTGCGCCCATTAGTGCTATATTTGCATATCCTAAACCGCGAATCATTGCGGCATGAGCTGTACCTGCAACTAATAAAGCGGGGTTTGCAGTCAATGCTGCTGCCATTGCATAGCTTGCTTGAGTTGCAATAGCTGATTGTTCTACCATTAAAGCCGCTTGTGCAATAGCAATAACTTTTTGAGCAACAAAAGCCGCCTGTGCAATAGCATTGTTTTCGTGGCCAGTCTTTCTAGCCAATTCAAGTATGCTACCTCCTAAATCAGACATCATTCCTAATTCTGTTTGTTTTATCGCTGTTTGTTCTGCTGCTGTATCACGCTGTATTGCTAGTTTATCAGCACCATATTGTTTCTCGTTGTCATGCCGTAGCTTTGCGGCCTCAGCATCAAAATCTTTAAGCCTAGCCTCAGCACGTTGAATAATAGCCTCACGCGCCAAATAGGCTTGATAAACAATCTTGTTTTTAGTGGCGTAGCTATTGCGTAAAGCGTCAAGCTCTTGGCCTTGTTGCGCCATAAAATCATCGGTTTGTTGTTGGTTAGCCTTTGCCTCTTCTTCAGCTTTTAAAGCGTCAATTTTAGCGGCTTGGATTCGTAACAACTCTTTTTCTTTAGGTAATAATTTACTTAACTCTGTGTTTTTTAAATCAAAGTTAAGCTTGGCTAGTGCGCTATCATCTCCCCATAGCTCAATCTGTTCTTTTTGACTTAATAGCAAATCTTCGTAAGAGCGTTTAAGCTGTTCGTTGTCTTTTGTTTTGTCATTAGCTGCTTTTTTTGCGGCTTTCTCTGCATCTTTTTCAGCTTGTATCTGTTTTTTGCGCTCCTCAAAAAGCTCTTTAGTGGTTTTTTGCGTTTTTTCTTTTTCGATGGAATCAAGTATTGACTCAAATTCTTTTTGTGAACGCAATTCTTCACGCGCTTTTCTTTCGTCTCTAATTGCTTTAACTGTTGCATCACCTGAATTAAGACGCGCCTCACGTTCCGCCAAAATTGATGCAATAGAGTTTTTACGCTCGTTATCTAATTCGCGCCATCTTTCAGCACTAATAATTAGCCCCTCTTTGACATAATCAAAAAAAGACTTAACCTCGACCTTTGCTATTTTAAATGAGGATGCAATGTTTACGGGCAACTTAGTAAAAGCATCACTTAAAAACGAGGCTGTATCGCCACCATCTTTTTTAAGAACACCCATATACATTAAAAGCTCTACAGTGCCGCTAGAAACATCGTCTATGGCATAGCTCCATAGCTTAAATTGATATGCTGTATTTTCTAATGGTGTACCACTATCTAACCAATTACTAATACCCTCTAATGAGCTAACGAGCGAATTACTTGCGCCAACTGCTGTATCTAATTGACCAACAAAAAGAATCATAGAATTTTTAAGTTTTGTTGATGCTTGCCCTATGGTCGTGTTTGTTTTCGCGTACAAATCGTCAACAACTTGAGATTGTTCTTTTAGTGCTGATATTAAAATATCACTGGTTAGCAGTCCCTCTGCTGCTAGTTTTCGTAACTCGCCCTTTGGAATTTCCAATGCTCTAGCAAATGCGTCTAATGCAGCAGGTGCGTTTTCTGCCACGCTGTTAAATTCATCACCACGAATCACACCACTTGCCAAAGCTTGACCAAATTGCAAAATAGCGGCCTCTGCGCCTTGTGTACTTGCTCCTGATATTGCTAATGTTTTTGCAAATGTTTCAGTTATTCTCGAAACATCAATCATTGAAACGCCTAACTTTTCTGTGTTTTGACTAATTTTAAAATATAAGTCTGCTGTTGCTGCTAATCCTTGTCCTGTTTTTTTAGCAATTTTTGCAACTTCTTCAGTAGCGTATCCAAGCTCTGTTGTTGAATTAGTTACAAGTTTTAGTTTGTTTTGTAAGCTTGTATAAGCATCGGCATACTCAATTATTTTACTTGTGGCAAATAGCCCTGCCAATGCGCCTGCCATGCGTTTTAAAGCGTTTTCTGTGTTGTTGCCTGCGCGTTGTAAACGTCCTAACGCTCGCTCACCATCGCGTAATCGTCTAGTATCAACACCAAGCCCAATCATCAATAAATCTGCCATCTTATCACCTCTTTTTACCGATTGAGCGTAGCGCGTTTTTAACACTGTTAGCCACTTGTGCGCGTTTATCTTGAGTCATTACACGAACCATAGGCATAGGACACAACGGGTCTGTTGCCTCGTTTAGCATATCAGCATACACAAGACTTAGCTGCATAATTGTATCAGCTTCCCATGAGTCTAGCACATAACCCGATAAATCAGCCCACGCTTTTAACTCAGTCCAAGATAGCCGTTTTGCTATACCGTCATTATAAGAGATTGTGCCAGATTCGTGCAGTAAATTGATAAGATAAAGCCCACTCGTTAAAGTAGGCATATCAGGTGTTAGGGTAGGATTGTTTTGCGTGAATTGCTTTAGGCGCGTAATACGATTGTATTCTTTCGCGCCTTTAGTTTGCGGACAACTATGCCACCATGCTTGTTGTCTAGCGTAGAGTTTAAGATTCTCTACGCATTGATAAAAAAATGGGCGCGGTCGCTAATAGCATTATCAATCTGTTCTTTAATCCAGTTATAACGTGTATAAAGACTGACAGCATTATCAAAGCTAAACTCAATAACCTTGCTACCCTCAGAGATACCTTTCCAGCCTAATGTACATTGTGCCAATAGCTCGATGGTATCGCGCTCATTTGCGTTTAAGTCCAACTCTTTAGACTTACGCGCTATCTGTGCCTTAGCTCGGGTTTTGATTGCGTTTTTAAACACAGGCGAGTCATGGCCAACAATTTGCACTTCAATATCAGGCAAAAACTCACCAGTCACAGGGTGCTTTAATTGAATAACAGCATCATTTTTTGGTAATAAAGTCGATAAATCCATAATAGCCTCTATTTGTTTTGTTGCCCCTATTGCTAGGGGCGTAATGGTTTAAAGATTATGGCAAGGCAACAGAGATAACGTCAGTGTTTAACTCAATATTGATTGCGCCAGATAAAATCTGGTCAACACTGCCAGCGTTTGTTTTAAACGACATAATTTGGCCGCTAAAATAATCAACTGTGCCATCTTGATAGGTTACTTTAAAAGCATAGTTATTATCAGAATCAACAGCCGCGTCACAAATGACTTGACCAGCGTCTGCTGCATCAATACCAAGTTGCAAAGCTAACGTGCCGTTATTATAAGAGCCTTTGCGTTTGATAGTTTTTCGTGATGCAATTGGGTTGTGTGTGACTGTTGAGTATTCTTTGCCATACTCGCCCAAATCAGTTACTTCGCCAATTAGAGCAAAGGTTAATGCCTCATAACCTGCTTTGTTTTCTGTTGCTGGCAATGTGGCACTAATGCCGATTGTTGTACCTGCGGTTGTTTGTACGTTTGAATCTGTCATTTTGAGTTACCTCGTAATCTGTTGATATGGGACGGTTACAGGCAACATATACCACCCGTCTTGTGCAAAACCAGTGTTTACGCTGCCTGTTTTGTCAATGCGTACATTATTAGATAATACCGTATTTCTTGCGAATGCGCTTAAAATTAAATCCGCAATTTGCGCGGCTCTTACTGTACCTGTGCCATCTTTTACAAAGATAGAGCATTGCATTAAACCTAGCGTTTGGCTTGTTGTTGCTATGCCTACGGGGATGGTATCAGCGCGTAACAAAGTCACTCGGATATGCTCGCCTGTTGGCGGATTAGCTTTGTTTTTGTTGGGGCTGTTAGGGTAGTAAATAGTTGGCAATGTGCCACTAATAGACTCTAGTTTGTCAAAGAGTGCTAACTCAATTTGTGCTTGACTCATTGTACACTCCTCACGGCTTGCTCTAACTCATACAATGCTAGTCTAGCACTGACTCTAACCATGCCGTTAGGTGCTTGCTGACTGTGGCCATACTCTAACTTTTTAGCGTATGGCAATTTGTTTGTTAGATAAAATACATGGCCATCGGCTTGTTTAGCAAAAGGGATAACATGGTCAATTGAGCCGTTACGATTAGCAGGTTTAACAGCACCATTATATGGTTGGTCTAGCGATGCTTGCCAATTTGCTCTAAATAAACCTGTATCAACAGGACTCATGCGCTCTACTCGTGCGCTGATATTGATACAAAAAGCCGCCACCGCTTTAGCTTGTGTAATTGCTAACTTACGCGCTAGTTTCTCAATATCGCTATTAAATGACATTATAAACGCCCCTGCACAATGTACAAAATACTTGTATCGCTTGGTTTAATCTCTTTAAGCCCAATAATACTATATTGCAATCCGTTTGTTTCGATGCGCTGTTTTGTGCTTAGTGTAAATGCACTAGACACCAAAAACTTAACATCATGCGCGGCTAGTAAAAAATCATTGTTATCTGAGGCATTAAAACTGCTTTGTACTAGCTTGATTGTTTCGCTCGATTGGCTAACAGTAGGCTGATAGTCTGTGCCTGTGTTTGTCTCACTAATAAGCAAAGCATCACGGCCATTTTCGCGTATCAATCGCTCAGATAATGCTGCTAAATTAGCGTAGTTAATGGCCATTTATAGCGTCCTCATAACTGCCGTACTTGATGCAATATAGTCGGCTAAGGCTGCATTGATAGAACGTGCAATCGGTGCGCTTGATGCGTTTGGCTGATACTCTACTTCTAGCACGTCCACTTTCTCACGCTTTACTGCTCGCTCGACTGTGGCCAAAGGGTCATAACCATTGGCAATTGATAACGCGATAACGTGTTGCGCTTTAATAATACCGCTAGGCACTACATCAGACGCTAACAACACATTATCTACATAAACATATTGACGCGGCCAGTTAAGCACTTGGTCATCGTCTGTTTTGTAGCCTTTCCAGTTTTGTGAGTCTAAATAATCTAAGGCTTTTGTTAAATAAATGGCTGCGTTAGGTGCGCTAATAGTCACACCACGCGCCAATGCAAAGGCAATCAAAGCATCGTCTGTTGTATAGCCTATTGTTACCGTCATTTTTTAACCCTCAAAAAAGGGGCAATTACGCCCCTTTGATGTTGCTGATTAACCAAGCAAGGTGGCGGTATGTTCAGGCTTGATGTTTTTAACACCCCATGCCAACGCAATTTCATAACGGATTTTGCGGTAGCCGGGATACATTGACACTTCAAAAGCCAAGCCGCTGCGTGGGTCTTGAATCGTCATAACATCTAACGCCAAATCACCTTCTTGTGGACGCTCAGGCATACGAGTAGCCAACACAATCGCGCTACGGCTAAACGCCATGTTACGAGGCGATGTTGCGAGTACAGTAATGGCACGAGTAGCGACACCTTGCGCTTTGCGTAAGCCGGGTGCGGCTAAAGTAATCGTATCACCGCTTGCAGGGTTTGCACCTGCGAAGCTAACAGCACTAATAACGTACTGGTTAGTATCGTTAGCAAAGGTAATAACGTCACCTGCTGCAACTACGCCTGTGCCTGCGGTAGCTAACGGGATTACTTTTTGACCAACAGTGAATGCTGCGCTTGTGCTTGTGGCATTAGCCATTGCGCCACTGGCAGGGTTATAAACTTGTGCAGATTCGCGAATGGCCACACCGCTAGGCATGGTTAAAACACCTTGACCTGCCAATGTTTCGGCTGCTTTATCACGGGCTGAATTGATGTTAAACAAGGTCTGTAAATTCGCACCTGCGTTAGTATCAATAACTAACTGCAAATCGCTTGTTGGTGCGCCATTGTCAACCAAGATTTTACGCGCTGCGCTTAATGCGGCTGTATTAGTGATAAATGGCACAGTGCCAACTGTACCTGCTGCGCGGCTTGTGGTTGCATATAATGCGGCAAGGTCTAGCTCGACAGCATTGGCCAATGTACGCATGGCTTGGGCAATTTGATTAGCGCGAATAGTTAAATAACCTGCGCCACTATTTAAACCCACTTGCTCGTTACCTTCCCATGAGAACGGCACGGCTTTGGATTTAGTAATAACAATGCTTGTACTACCAATCGTTTGGTCGGCTGCGCTAGGGACAGACATGGCAGGCGCGGTATCAATCATGCTATTGCTAGATGGTGCAACAGGCACAACAACAGACTGATTAACAGCCGCCCGATTAACGCTAGAGTCAACAGTAACCGCAGGGATAAAACCGATAAGCTCACGACTAACAACATCAAGAGCCGCGTATAAGTCAGGGATTAAACCTGTTAAAGTGTTAGACATAATAAAAACCTCTAATTAGTGATTGTGCCGCCACTTTTAAAATGTGCAGCCCTTGCGCTTTGACTCATTGCGTCAAATTGCGCTCGTGTGATTGTTTTAGCAGCACCGCCACCATTTGAAGCATTAGTGCCAAAGCCTCCACTTGATGCTTGAGCTTTGAGCATTGCGGCATAAGTTGGAGACTTGATTACGTCTGCTTTAAACCCTGCCAAATCTAACGAAGTAGCACCGCCTTCTTCGTCTTTAAAACTGTATTTGTCCGTTTCAGGGTCATAATCAACCCGTTCGCTAATCAATTTTTTAAATGCTTTCGCGCCCACTTCTGTTGCCAATGTACTTAAATCACTAACAACAGCATCACGCGCCTTTTTAATTACGACTGCATCACGCTTAGCGATGCGCTCTTCAAATTGTTTAATCGTTTCACCGTGTCGCTTTTCGCTATCTGCCAAAATCTCATCAATCTTACCTTCGGCTTTTAGCTTTTCAAGTGCCTTCTTTTCAGCCTCGGCTTGTTTAACAGCTTCTTGACTCTTAAAGCCTTTTAACTCGTTTGCTAGTGCGTCTCGCTCTTCGCCCTTGCGCTTCATTGCGCCCACGACAGTTACAAAGTCTTTGTGCTGATAAATCTTAGCACCGTCTTTTTCAACTTCTACATAATCAGCATGATATTTTTCTGGAATATCTGCCAAATCTTTAACTTCAATCATAATCAAAACCTTTGATAAAGTGTTACACAGTAACGCTAATTTATTGTACGCTATTTTGTACGGTTTGCAACATTGGCAAAGGGATAGCCTCAATCATTGAGATAACATCCTCAGCCTCACCCGATATAAACCCACCTGCTATCAATTTTTCAATAGCCATCTGTGGAGTCATCAATCTATCAAGCACTAATTCGCGTATGGCTCGCACTTCATCGGGTGTTAGCGTAGTAGATGTAAATTCACGATTAAGCACCAAATCAATATCAGACGGCATCAACCCTACGCCCTCAAAGTCACCACAATAAGCAATGATGTTTTTATAAGCTCGCTCGATATTATTGCTCAGCAAAGTAAGCACCGCTTTTTCGTTTGCGTCCTTAATCTCGACCTCGCCTAACGTCTGTTGTTGGTTGTCCTCCGTTTCAAAACGGCCACCGATTGCCCGTACTTGTTTCGCGTTTTCTTCCATATATTTAAAAAGCGCGTCACCATCAGCCGTTAGCTTTAAAATATCCATAGTCACGCCATCTGGCAAAAAGTTATGCACTCCTGCGCCCATTGCGAAGTATTTACGACCATTGATAATATCAAACTGCTCTTTTTTGCTTTCGTCCCATCCGCTCGAGTAACTTGTATCCTGCAAGATGCGTAACCGCTCTTTTAAATCAGCACTTACTTGATACCGCGCGTGGGCTTTGTGACAAAGTGGCGATAAATAGCCCGCGCAAATTGGCAGTTTACCTGCGATAATGCGCTCACTTTGTACAATCTCAATCGGTATAAAAGTCATGCTTTTGCCGTTGGCCTTTGGATAAATGCGCTCCTCTTTTTGGATAACGCTTTTACCGTCTAACACTTCCAACTCTTGCCAGTAGCCTAATTCGTCAATGCCTAACTCTAACGAGATTGTTGCAACAAATGAAACACCGCCATCATTTCGTCTAACTTCGTTATGCTCTAATCGTGCGTAAGTTATTGTTAATCGTCCGTTAATCTTACCAAATGCCCAATCAACTAAGGCCTCCCTCGGATAATGTTTGATAGATGCGCGTTGATTAAGTGCGGCTTTATCTGCTATCGACAATTCAATATCAAGCCCACTTGGTAATTGGTCATACTCAGCAAGCAAAATATGATAACCAACTTGCAAGCAATTACTTGCTGTAATCTCAATAGATGCTTGTAATGAGAGCCAGTCACCGTCACTATCATCTTTTAAATATTCAAGTTTTGGTGGCAAATCAACCTTTGCATTGTGTCTAAACATTGCCCCTAGCAAGTCGTTTAACGTGCGGCTTGCGAAGTCTTCAACCTCAGCACCCATCTTGTACGCTTCATAACGTCTTACTTGTTCGGGTGTATTACATTCTAATTGGTTAGGGTGTGGTAAAAATGTCACACCCTCACGCTTGACCGCTGCCGCGCCCTCGATGAATTTGCGTACCAAAAATAGCTCTGTTTCGGCTGTGATATAGTCAGGGTGTTTTGTGTTTTCTATGTTCATAGTTTGGCTTTCCTAAAAGCAAAATCGTAAGCGTCAAGGGCTTTCATTTCTTTGAGCGTTAATGGTCTGCCGTTCATATCTGTAAATTTATCCATTGATAAACCACCCTCTTTAAACAGTTTAGCGCGTGTTTTACCCAATGACGACTCTATAAACCAGTCGGGTTGTTGTCTCATCCAAGCGTCCATATTTGTTTTAGCGTTAATTTGCCCTGCGTCAAATATAGCACTATCTTTACGCCCTGTATAAGTAACTTTACTTGGTACTTCTTTTGGGTCTTGGCCTTGCGCTCGTTGTTCGTCTGCCTTTGCGCGTCTAGCATCTAGTTTATCATTCTTTTTATTAAATGATTCTTCAGCTGTTTGTGTGTCATTACCGCCCACGGCTGCCTTAGTACCGCCAAATGGGTCAAAACCAATAGGCACTATTTGCAACAAAGAACGACAATTAAAATGTAAAGGGGGTTTAGGTGTAGCAGGGTCATCAAGTGCATAAATCTTTTGTAATGTGCCAAAATGCCTACACGTTAGCGTAGTACGATTGTCGAATGTGGCTAAAAAGACGCGGCCTTGTATTAAGTCTGCATTAGCTTGCGCTGCTACGTCTCTAGCTGCGTTTGCGTAATGATTAGCACCTGTACGCACTAACGCCTCGGCCTCACGCGCTCCCGTGTTCGATATTAAACCATCAAGATAATTATTTGCTTTTGTACCAACAAGGCGTTTTGTCATCTCGCCTACTGTTGCGCCTGATTCATACCCTGCTCGAATTGTGTTGTCAATAATGCGTGTTTGTGTGCTGTTTGATGCGCCTGCTACATATTCGCGCCATGTACCAACTTGAGATACCGCACCAGCCAAAACCATCGGAGTATTAACGGCTTTTGTTATTGCCGCTTCGCTGATAGCTGTTGCACCCGATAACTCACCAACAACATGACTAGCTTCATATTTAGCTAAATCAAACATATCATTGGTTGTTCCCTCCCACATTTTACCCATCTTTTCGCTAACCATCAGCGCAACATTGGCGCGTAATTTGTCAAACTCTTTACGGCTCATTGTTGGCTCGTAGTCAACAAGTGCGGCCTTGACAGCTTTTGATAAATCAAAATAGGACGGCATAATGCGAGACTGTACAATACCTGTAACCAGTCGAGATACAGCTAACTCATGTCTTAACGCGCTGTCTGCTGTAATCATTAAAACATTCCCATGGTGATACCGCTTGATGCTGTCTTACGCACTGGCATCTCATAAACAATTGGATAACCCGTTGCATCGTTTTGATGGTCAAAGCCGCTGTGTTTGTCAGGCTCTCCGTTTTTATCGTATGCCTGTTGTTCTAAACACGCAACAACATCGGGACACTTTCGCGCATTAACCCACATTTTGCCTTGTGACAATGCGCCATTAACTGCCAATATCCTATCTTTAACTCGTGGATTTTGAGCATTAACTTTAACAATAAAACCAGCTTGTCTTAATAGTGATATATCTGATTCGCTAGCATTAACCGTTTTACGGCTGTTACCACTAGCATCGGGATATATTGTTATTTTGTGGCCAGTGAATCGCTCTTTTAAAATCGTACACAGTTCGGGCGTGTCGTAAATACCCGTTAATTGGTCAACACAATGCCACCCGTTAGGGCGTTTAACATAGATTGTTGATGCCATTGCGCCTACGTTAAAATCTTGACCAATAAATAAAGGTTCACCCTGTTTAATAGCCTCATTAGACGCGCAACGGTGGCGGTCATAGCTAGTGTAAATCGTGCCGCTTGTTAAATTAGTGAATTGCCCGTTTAGGTAGGCATCAATCAACTCTAACGGATAAGACTCTTTTAATGAAGATATATAATCATCGGGTAAATTAGCTTCATTGTCGTATGTTGACGCATGAATAACGCCATAGTTGGATTTTAGCTCAGGTTTTTGACTTGGTAGCTTTACAAATTGCTCATGTACAAACTTAAAGCCTTCGGGTGTTGTTGTTACGTCAATTCCGTTTCGTAATCCATCAGCTTTATATCTCATACGCGCGATAATCTTGCGCCACGCATGACGCGCCTTGTCAGTCGGCATAGTGTCTAATTCGTCAACTAAGGCATGGCCGATTTTAAACCCAATAATTGTTGCAGGTTTATCCATTGAGCGGCAAATAATAGTCCCTATTTTTTGACCATTGCGCGATAAATGGACTTCTTTATGACTAACCTGTATATCGCACTCCAACCCCCAATCCTCTGCTACTTCTTCGATTGTTGGGTAAAAAATATCTCTAATTTGTGAATAGGTCGGGGCAAAATAACCCGCAGGAATGTTAGGATGTTTAATAAAATGTAGGCATAGATTAGCACAACCAACCCATGTTTTGCCGCTTCCAAAGCCTGCCACAAATGCTCTAAACTTGTTAGGCATCTTGGTAAATTCGTATTGTGGGCTATTGAGGTTAGGCATTTTTACGTGCATCGACAACAGTAATTGTTATCTCATTGTTTTTTGGTAAGTCTGCACCATTCGCGCCTGTGTGTTCTTGCACGTTTGTCTCTTTCCAACCCATGCGCGTCTTAGCCCAAAACATTGCCGCCCTTACGCAATCACTATATGTTGCGCCTGTAGTTAATGCTTGGCCGCTTGCCGCTTGGTATAAAAACTTGCCTACATTTGCATTTGCTTTAATCGCGCTGTTTTCTAATTCTTCACGATAATACTTATAAAGCGTTTTATCATCAATGCCGATATATGCAGCAACTTCTTTAATAGGCACACCATAAGAACGCAATGCAATAATTTCTGCTCTTGTTTTTTCTGTTGGTTGGTGCAATGGTTTTGACATGGCTAAGCCTCATTTGTTTTTTTTGAGGCTGCATAAGGTGAATGGAGCGTGATGGTTGGAATCGCACCACCGCCCACTAACTGGTCGCTAGTGGTAGCCTTTGTATCACGCTTAATTGATTCACCTTTATACATACCTGCGCCCATTTCGTCAATCTTTGAAAAAGGAATAATTGGCACTGTAAGACGCGCTTTTGCTGACTCATTAAGAAAGTAAATATATCGAAGTTGGTAGCCTTCTATTGGTTTCCACCCAGCATCCGCATAAGGCTTCATTGATGCACCCCCTCCAAAAAAACCATCAAGCATCGACTTTGCTTCAGATTGCACTTTTTTGCTTCTTCCGTCTGTCAAGGAGGTTCTTGAAAATCTCTTTCCCTGCGGGCTTTGCCATACTTGGGTATTCTTTTTAATCTGCGTCAAAACAAAACCACTTGCGCGATAAATTGCGCCATCTCCGCATTGTGTGCCATCGCTAAAAGAAAGAATCCACTCAATATGAGGGTAATGTTTTTTTATTAGTCTAAACGCCACTGCCATACAACGGCTTTCACTGTTACGCGGCAATCGGTCACTAAACGCCATGCGGTTTAGCTCTAGCATTCCCGTCCATACTGTACCGCTAACCAAAGGTAACACCTTGCGCTTATCCAATGGCGACCCAAACGACATAACACCCTCTAGTTTGTCGTTAAGGTACGCACCAAAGTGTAACGTGCTATTGTTTACTACCTTGCCGCTATAATGAACCCGCTTAACAAGCGCATTGGCTGCCTGTGCTGTGATAGGCTTTACAATAATATCTTTTGCACTAACCATTGCGAGCCTCTAACCATTGGGTGCATATTAAAGCGAGTGCGTTGCCGTTGCTGTTTTCATTTAACCCTGTATCTGCTATTGGATTGGTACGCGCTAAGGTTATTGCATTTTCAACAATAGCTGCTTGTTCATCGTGTAGCGTGAATGTTTTTTGTTGAAAGGGTTCTTTATCACCGCTTGCCAGTTCAGGCATACCCACTTCCTCGCTTTCGTCAAAATCAACCGCGCTGATTTCCTCTAGCTCAAAA